TCAGATGAATCTGCGCACTATCGGATAGATTTTCTTTGCGAGCACCAGCGCAAGCAGTCCTGCGAGCCACCACCAGCTTTTAAGCCGGAACTTCTGCCAGGCATTCAATTCAGCCTCGACATAGACAGGCTTTTCGATATAGACGTACTTGTCTCGATAGACGATGCTGTCCCTCCTTTCCTTTGTGTTCTTACTCGGGACCGGAATACCGCGCGGCTTCGTCTTTAGGGAATGATGCAGGAATCCGAGCTCATCTACGCTTGCATCCGATACCGCCACGTCATTCTCCAGATGAGAGGACGTGTCCTTGACCACCACATTCTCCGACTGCCGCGGAAGCTCCACGTACACCGTATCAATGGTCTCGATGAGTTCTGTCCTCACTGCGACTCTCGTACTGTCTCTTGTCTCCGTATCAAGCGCTTTCCTTTGCGTTCCGCACGATACGGCAAGGAAGGCAGCCGCCCATATTAACATCCTTCTCATACCTTTTCTCCCGTATAGCGCCAGTTGTAGCAAATTTGCCCTCTTTGTTCGCCATTCAGTTTGTGACTGAAATGAACGAACGTGGGATAGAGTATCATCTGGTCGAAAGGCAGCCTCAGCTTCACAGCAAGCCTTGCGAGCTTCACCGGATCACCTGTCGCTATGTCTGCCGCTTCACCTTTCACGTGCTGGCTCGTAGGCACTCCGCCCACGGCCGCATTGAGCGCCTTGCACCTGTATCCGGAGTTGACTTTTAACGGCTTCCCCCACGCATCGCGCAGCGGCTGGAGGACGTTCTCTGTCAGTGCCAGGATATTGTCGCGGACCTCGAAAGAAGTGATGACATTGCAGATATGCTTTGCCTCCGCGACTTCACTTCTCTCGAACTCCCGATAACTGAAGTCTTTGCTTATTGTTCCCATCTCACTCTCCTTTGATGCCGTGCTTCGGCTCTTCCTTAATCATCTCGATAACTTTCTGTGCCTTCTCGCTGTCCACACAGGAGATAATCTCCTGAACGACGTCAACTACCCTGCCTGCCGCGCTCTTCTTTTTCTTTGAGTTCTCGATAACGGAACGCCCTTCTATAAGCAGTACTCCTAAAGTCGCTAAAATCGCACAATAAGGCAGGCTATACCACGTAAACACAGCTCCGAGTATGTCAATGAGCAGGAAGAAATATACTATCCTCAGATAGTCTATAATCTTCCTCACAGTCTTACGAAGTCCGTGGCTCATTATCTTTTCCCTGTTCGTTTTTGCCGCGTCTATCCCGGTCCACATATCAATTAGCGCAGCAGCGCAGACAAGCACGCAGAGCAGGAAGGCTATCATTATCCCTCGACTCAATCCATCTGGGAGATTGAGCGTTGTGATTATCTCATCCATACTTTTTCCTCCTTATCTTCCGGTTCCTCCTTGTCAAGTTTCTCCAGCTCCGCCTGTGCGGCATTGATGTCATTCCGCTCCTGCTGTCTCTTTACGAGGACTTCGGCGTACTCCTCCGGGGCAGCAGAGCCCTCTCCAATCTTGGCGGCAACATAGTCGGTTTCCCTAAGCTTCGCCTCCCTGTCTCTGACGAGGGAGAACAGGACGTTTTTTCTGTCCTCGATTTCTTGTCTTGTCATTTTTCTTCCTTTTGTCTTTATTGAACTTGAAATGATATTTCCTCTTCAGTATGTCATTGTGCTTATATCCCTCATTCGCTTCGAAGCATCTGCGGTCATCGTTATAATGGCAGTATTTCTCCCATTTCGGACTGACCTCATCGACAAGGTCTCTGATGATGCCATAGGCGTTCTTGTGCTTGAAGTTCCCCAGATAGCTGTTGATGCTGTCCAGGAAGTGGCCGAGCATTGACGGATACACAAGCCTGTTCCATTTCCTGATGGCCATCTTGCAGTTCCTTACGGCCCTGTCGCTTGCATAGATTCTGTTGAACTTGATTTTCGCGCCCAGGAAAGTGACACCCTTACTGTAGTGCTGCTGATACCTCTTGCGAGGGTGCATCTGATAGCCGAACTCCTCCAGCAGCATCTTTTCGCTGGTGGCGACGTGGGCAAGCCCGGCCTGGAGATTCTCCACCACCCAGACCATATCATCCACAAATCTTGTGTAATGAAGTCCGCAGGTGTCCACCTGAAACCTGTCAAACTCCGCCAGTGCAAAGTTCTTCTCCACCTGCCAGAACTGGTTGCCGAGGCAGGCTCCGTGTTTCGGGTCGTTATTGAAGATAACGCTTTTCCCGGCGGCTATGATGTCGTCCCATCTGAATCGCGGAGACCTCAGACGCGCGTGCTCCTGAGGATAGGCATAATTGACTCTTTGAAGAATATACAACAAGTCGTCCTTCTCGTCTTTATCCTCGATACACTCTTCTATGAGGGCACGATAGCTCTCGTAGGAGCGGTCCAGATCCGTTGACGGAAAGTACGACTTGATATCTCTCTTTATTATATAGCAATCCCTTGTGTAGTTCTTCGAGACTTTACGGATGTCGTCACGAACTTTCAGTATAGCCCTATCGCAGCCGAAGCCTATGCGATTGTTGAACGTGCTGTCAGTCAGTCTTTCCTCGACGAGCGGACGCACGTGCAAATCGAAGTGATACTGGAGCGTCTTCATCTCCATCAGACACGCTATGACTTCTCTGTCTCGGGGGTTGGGATTGATGAATCCATATAAAAAAGGAACAAGGGAGCGGTCCTCGAAATCCCTAAGCAGCCGCATCAGGTCTCTCTCCCAATGCAGCGAAAAATGAATGCTGTCAAGGCTTCGCTTCTTGTTCGAGCGACAGCCGTAGTAGTCATCTTTTAGTGTCTCGAGTTCCATTGCGTACAACCATAATTCACGAGCGGAACAGCCAGGTTCGAGTTGTACAAGTTGTTGTTGCCGGCAAAACCGTTGTTGCCATTCGCAATCCAACCGTTGTTCTCGTTGTACCGGGAACAAGACCAAACGTTGCTGTTCGAGGCCCATACCTTACTCTTACCTGCCGCTATGCGGAAGGAGGGCCTCCTTTATGATTTTTCGGGACTGCCGGTTCATTGCTTCGCAATGCCGGACGTGCCCTTGTTCCTTGAGTTGATAATTGAATTTTTCCAGCGGGTCGCACCTTCGTCAAGTTTGCCGAGATGCTCCATTATCTTCATCTTGACGGAGTCCGGCTTCTCGGTTTCGAGAGGATTGAAGACGTGGATGATATTGCGGTCATTGATGATCCTCATTGTCCTGATAAATACTGTCACATTCGCGCACATCCTCTTCAGATGAATCTCCCTGTCGTCCTCGAAGTCGTAAGCAAGAACGAACTCCTTGATTACGTCAAGAATCTGGTCTACAGCCCTATTGTTGTACCTGATTTTGTCAACTTTCGTCATCATAGTCTCGGCTGTGAGCAGAAGTCCGTACAATTCCTCCGCATCGTTGAGAATCTGGGGATAAGGCCTCTCTCCGGGCAACTTTTTCGGTTCGTAATATTCTGACTTTGGCATAACTCACTTGTAATTTGCAGGGGCGGGAGCGGGGACGCTCCTCGCCCGAAAGATTAAGACTAAGCCACGCTTTAAGCGGTAACTTTCAAAAGCACGAGCGGAACAGCCAGGTTCGAGTAGCACAAGCTGTAGTTGCCGGCAAAACCGAAGGCGCCATTCGCAATCCAACCGCCGTTCTCGCTGTACCGGGAACAAGACCAAACGTAGCTGTTATTACCGAGAGCGGGAGAGCCTATTGCAGCGAGAGCCGCATTCACCTTGTCCGCGAATTTGTCCGGTGTCGTCGGATAGCGCAACTGGCCTACGATGCTGAATATGCGTGACATCTTGCCGATTACCCATTCACCGCGCTTGAGCAGTTCGTGGCCGAAACCACGCTCAGCCGCCAATCTCGCAGCCGGACTGACATACTTTTCTACGCCGTCTTGTCCGACATACTTGAGACTGGCCAGATAGTAGGTGTTCTGCTTCTCTGTGCCGTATGTACTGTCGTCAAATATTCCATACTCCGACGGAAGCACAGGAAGAAAGCTCCGCATAAACTTGAGCCAGCCTTCCTCGCCCTCTCCGTAGATTCCTCTCAAGTATGCGCAGTGGTCGCTTTGGTATTTTGACTTGCCGAGATAACCAGGCAGGCATATCGGATATGACAACTTGGCCGTAGTAACGTCTGTGGCCGGATTATAAGCCGTAGTAGAATTATCCTCCCTGAAGTATGCCAATGCTCGCGGCATATTCGTGATGGTTCCCTCGCCATTTCTTTGGCCATTCATTCTGAACATTCTTGAAGTGGACTTCCACTGCGGAGCAGTCGCTGAGACAACAGAGAAACCGGACTTGGCCGTGTTATACGCAGCCTGCTGCCAGGTCGTGTACTTGAAATGCAGAAGGACGTCGCCATTGGTGTCTGCTATCGCTACCCAGTCTTGTGCGATGAACGGCTCGTTTGCCTTGAAATAGGCATTGAGCTGCGATACCAGGGCGACGATATTGTCCGCCTTGTACGTAATCGTGTAGTCCTGATTGGCTGCCCAATTATCGGAAGCGCTTCTGATGCTCAGAACTCCCGTGTGCTCTGCTCCGTCAAGCGTATAACCTGACAGCTTGAAGTAGTATCTGGTGGACAATGCGGCACCAGCGAACTGGTGGCTCATTACGGCCACTTCGCCTCTGAAGTCCGGATGATCCACACCGATGGCCACCACACCCACGATTTCGTAGTTGCTCATAAAACTCTTCGAGCTGAACGTCTGAGGAGCTATGAACCTCAATGCGTGCAGACCATCGAGAACCGCAATACTTCCGGTAGTGGCGGAGTTCAATCCCACCACCACATTCCGGCCGTCGTACTTACACTCGTTGCTTGCGCCGATGAGGGAAACCTGGCTCTCAAATGCGCTCTTAACCGCGGCCTCGTAAACCGCTTCATTCTCATAATACTTTATCATATCCAATCATTTTTAAGCCTGTCTCCAACCATTTACCGAATCCACTGAAACAGCATAGTACAAGCCGCCAGACGCAGCGTCGAGATTGATGTACATCTGTCCCTTGAACATAGGGCAACCGTCCCACGGCAAGCCTTCCGGAAGATTCGTAGGCTTGGTAGCCTCCGCCGGAACTCCGTGCCCGAATAGCGTCATCGGATACTTGCACTTTGTGAGTTCACTCACGTCGAGCGTGCCGGCAGTCGCATTGCCGAGGAGCCCGCGGCTCTGCTCGATGGCCTTGATTCTCTCTTCGAGACTGACCATACACTCGACCATTGTCCTGTGTTCGTAAATGCCGAAGACCTGAGAGATAAGGTTCGCAATCGCTCCGTGCTTTTCGACAATCACCGCCGTGTCACTGACTCCCGGCTTGTACGAAATAACCACCTTGCAGGACTGAGGAATGTTCGCAACGTAATAACCGCTGTCCGGAATGGCCACAAACCTGTCCTCGTTGTTCGGCAGGTATCTCGTCTCTGTGTATGTCTCGACCGTATAGACAGGATAGCCAGTGTCCTCCGTAGTCTCGTCCTGTGTTACCGTCTGATTGCCTGTCTCCGCGTCAGTCGTGACCACGTAATAGAGCAGCTGTCCGTCAGGGTTCTTCTTCTGTACCGTGCGCTGCCTCTCAATCTGCTCGTAGATGGCGATGACGGAAAGGTCGAGACCTTTGTGCTGCGCATCAGAAGGATTGAAGCCTGTCTTGATGAGCAGCTCACTGCAAGCATCCACATCGAACGGCTTGCTTATTGCGAACGCTGCATTCGCAACTGCTGAACGGGATCCGCACTGCACATATTTGCTGCTCACTCCAAGTTCGAGATTTACGACAGCCCGCTTCTCGCAGTAGCCGAGTAGGGTAGTCAGCCTGTCATCCAATACCTTGATGTTGTTCAGGTCGTCTACGCTATTTTTGATGCTGTCAGAATACTCTTTTGCCGATGCTGCAGAAGAAGCTGATTCTCCCGCAGAAGACGCGGATTTCCCAGCAGACGCTTGAGCATTGACGGCCTGAGCTGTTGCCGCAGCGACTGCGTCTTTGGTAGCCTCTGCGACGGCAGTCTTCGCTCCGCTTTCAGCGGTTTCAGCAGCCCTTTGAGCAGCCACAGCCTCTTCCTTTGCGGCGATTGCATCCTCGTAGTGCACCGATAGTTCGTCCAGGGACGCATTGAACTGAGACGGAGTTGCATACTTGTCAATTCCGTCTTCTGAATCGTGGATGAGGAGCTTGTCGTTGCTCTTCACCTTGTCAATTCTTTGAAATTCTTCCGGAAATCTCTTTCCCATAATTATTACCCGTTAAAATGTTTACTAATCACCTATTGCAAGAAATCTTCTCTTTGCCTTCTTGGGTCCAGGATTGAAATCGTTGACCGCTCTCACTTCGTTCCAGTAGGCGAGTGTACCAGAGAGATACTCCTCTCCAATTTTCCTCGCTTCTGAACTCAGCGACGTAAGCGCTCTCAGATCTACAGCAGAACTGTCGTCCCCCATTTTGCTCACAACGCCAAAAGGGGTGACGTTTGTGCTGTGTTGCAACACGAACCTTGCGTATGCGAAATAGCAGAGCGCTTTTCTCACTCCTTCCATTCTTCTCAATACCCCGCATCCGTCTTTGTAGTAGCCGCCAAAAAGGAACTTCCATTCATTGACAGGCAGGTCGCCCTCGTTTTCAACAGCTATCACGCAATCGTCCTGTGTTTTCAGCTTGTCTTCCGTCTGTCCCAGAATAATGTCTCCCAGGTTATCCAACTTCTGATAGAAGTCTGCACCTATTCTCGGAATAATGTCAAGGCTCTCCGCCTCTCTGATATAGATTTCTACCCGCTCGTCGCTGACATTCTTGGCAATCTGCCTTACTTTGCGTATGTCGTCCACCTTAATTAGCATTTCCAAGTCCCTCCATAATTCTGGTTATGTCCTCATCGTCAAGTCCAAAAACGCACTCCAGCACAGTCCTTTTCTCCATACTTGACTTCGTCTTGTCGAAAATGAGTTCCAGGACCTTATCCGTATTGCTGCCAAGTCTCTCTGCAAGCGTCTGATTTACCCTATAAACCTTTGGGCTTATAGAGAAATCCATCTCGACATTAAGACTCTTGTCATACCAAAGCGCGAACAGCTTTGCGAACACGCCTTCTATGTCCTGTCTTTCGCTTTCAGTCTGTGCATTGTAGAAGTCGTAGGCATTTCTCATCAAGTCGCTGCCAAAGTTGCTGCCCACATCCTCTGAACGGAGAATAGGCGGCTGGCAAAAAGACCTGCCGATAATGCCAGGAGTCTTCGTCTCTGCTCTTTCAAAATCCTTGTCAGTATTATTGGCTTCAAATGGTTCGAACTCAGGCGCAACGTCACCCTCCTGAAGATTGATGTACAATATTTTGCCAGCGTTCATATCACCCTGGAATGCTGACAATTCCTCTTTAGTCTCGTTGTCCTGTTCCTCGCTGTTGCTTGGATTGTTCTTGTCTATGAGCATACCAGCAGGCAGGAAGTTATGCCTCACGTTTCTGTGGGTGATATTGCTTAGTCCCTCTTCATTGCTCATATCCGTCAATGCCGCTTCGTAAATTGGCATAGGGTAAACCCTATCTCCTGCGTTGGAGAAATAGAAGATCTGCCCCTTGTAACCAGCCCACCCTCCGGCTTCTTGGACTTCCGAGAGAATCTCGGTGATGTCAGGATTGAAAAGATGGAAGAACTCAATGTCGCTGTTCCTGAACCGTCTCAGAGAAGTGCTTCTCCTTCCCCAATCCGGATGCACGGCCACGCGATTGAACCTGTAGTCGTCATCGAGGCTCTCGAACCTAACGTTCTCAAAAGGAACGTGGCTGACGCTGACAATCTCGCCAAGAGCGTTATAATTGACGTGGATGGCGAAGCCGCCAAACTCCGCGTAGTCGCCTGCCACAGCCTTGAGAACCATATCGGCAGTGTCACCTCGCCCGTTCACTATTGCCTTCGCAAATTCCTCGTCATTGAATCCTCGTCCGACAATGAACTTGCGGTAGGTGTCGAGACAAGACGCTCCTGTGACCGAGGCCGAGACAATCTCCATTATCTTCTGCGGCAAGTCGTTCTTCTCTCCGTATGACTGAACCTTCAGCGACCTGTTGTTGACGCTGACGTAACTTTTTTCTGTCTTAAATGTTTCTACTCGCATACTCTTTCTATGAAAAAATCGGTTGCGGTGGTTTCCCATTGCAACCGATTGAACTTCCGGCAATCAGTTGCCGACTGCGGCTACTTTTTCTTCGGCTTGTAAGCCTCCGCAAGCTCTTTCCAGTTTGTCGGATACCTGCTGAAGTACTCTATGTAAAGCGGATTGGCCTTCAGGTGATAGAGCGCCAGTTCGTCGGTCAAATTGATTCTCGTGCACATCTTTTGGCTGTCGCCGCCTTTTCTGTCCAGCAGGAGGGCTCCGGCTCTCAATTCAAACAGGCTCTCTTCTTTTCGAATGAAAGCCTCTTCGTCAGACTTCATAAGCAGCACGTAGGCATCAAACCAACACTCCGAGCAGGACTTGTTGAGTTCCTCTTTGAATCCCAACTTGTAGAGGGCTTCCGTTTCGGCTCTGAAATCAGAGTCGGACTTGGCTCTCTCCCTTACCTCGTCTTTGGAAAGCTTGCCATACTTTTTCTTGTATTCAGCAATCGTGACCATACTACGCCTGTTTTACGAGTGACTCGATGAGCGCCTCAGTCGTGTCTGCTGTTCCTGCGTCGATAGTCTTCGGCAATTCGCTCTCCTTGAAGTTGTCTCCGGAAGCCAACGAGAACTGGTAGATGATGCCGTCGCTCGCCGTCGCATCTTCAGTGAATTCCGACATCTCCAGTCCGTTGTCCGCACCGAGCAATTCCCAAGCAACAGAGTCCTCTCCCTTGTCAACGTTCTTTACGATTGCCACAACCTTGGACTCTTTGAGTTTGTTCATCTCGTCCTTGACTGCCTGCGTCTTCTTGAATACGCGACACAGCACCTTATGGTCGAAAGTGTTTACATACGTCCCCTTTGACAGAGTGCAACTTCTCTCAAACGAGTTCTTGGCACCGCTGTACCTGACGCCGTTCGCTCCAGCAGCAAGAGTGAGGGCGGAGATAACTCCATCTGCCTCTTCCTTGGTAGCTTTCTGATAGTCCTCAAAGTTGAGAAGTATCATTTCCGGCTCGATGGCCGGTGTCGAGCTCTTGCACCCGGCAAGAACAAGACTCTTGGATATCTTTCCGCAATTTGTCATAATAACCCTGTTTTAGGCGTTTTTCGGACGCTGGTAATGTGATTGGTTTACCAGTGCCCGAAAGTCGCTAAGAATGCCTTTTACTGAGCAAAGATGAGCCTTGCATCATTGAGAAGTTCAGCGTCAATCTGGTCTGATGCCTCCATCCTATTGATTCTGCTCTTCTTGTCGTAGAAGATGTCAATATCCTCAATTGCTCCGTTGGAAGGAGTACCGACACCAAGGTTTGCCTTCTCGATGAGAGCCGCTCTGTGAGGTGCCTGGAATTTGGCGCCAAGGTCGTTGTAGCTCTGAATCATCCTGTCCCAGATAGGAATTGGAATCACGTCAACACCCAAGAGGCTCAATGCCTTGATCCCCTCTGTGAGATTCTTGTACGTGCTCTCCAGATTCATATTCGTCAGATACTGCTGGTATGCGTCTGCGATAGACTGGGTAACATAGAATCTCATATTGCCGCTTGCCCTCATTTCGATAGGCGCAGCGTAATACATCTTGGTCAAGACGTTGTATGCTGCGTCCGGAGTCATTGCGTCCATCTGCTCTTTCTTTGATGCCTTCTTGTTGGCGTCGACAGTCACCAGAAGTTCCGGGTGAGTTGTCACCGCGCTCTGCAGGTGCTTGAAGAATCCGGCATCAATGACGTTGAAGTAATCTACGTCAACACCAGCTGTGATGATACCTCCGTCTGCCACATTCTTCGCATCACTGTCGGAGAACCAGATGATCCTAAAGAGAGCATCTTTAATAGCCTTACCCAGAACGGATGCAGCAATGGCCATATAATCCGTATCAGTAAGGTCGTTTCTGCGTACACCCTTGTTCATACAATAGATAGCCATTGTGCTCTCAAGTTCTGTCGCGCATTGGTCTATAATGACCTCCCAGGCCTTTGGCTTCCAGAGTACCTTTCTTGTGCCAATGCTCCAGTCCTGCGCTGTCGGGTCGCATCCCTGGGCCTTCTTTCCTACGAGACCGCTTTCTGTGATGAATCCGACTTCCTTGTCGTACAGAATCCCGTCATAGATGGTATGCAGGAACTCCATATCCGGGGCGTGCAGGATGTCATCGAAGATAAGCTCGTTGATGTCACGAATCTGCTCTGCAGTAAACGTGAATTTGCTGAAATCAATTAACTTTCCCATCGTTACTTGCTCTTTGTAAGTTTTACATTTTCCCTCAACTCCGCTTTCCTATCCTCACGGGAAGGGGCTGCGTTGGTCTTTTTTCCTGGAGTCTTTACACGTCCTGCAGGAACGTAGTTGGACTTCACTTGTTTCTTGAGGTCGCGGATAACTGCGTACGCCTCAGCCAGGGCATTCTCGCAAATGGCCAGCCTCTCCTCAGCCGAGTTGCTATCCGTTCCCTCCTCTTCAGGTTCAGGTTGTTCCTCCGGTTCAGCCTCGGTAATCTCTGTGATTACTCCGTCTGCAATGGTGACTGTCCTGCCATCCGCAATCGTGAAAGTTCCGTCTGGAGACGCAGCCATTCCTACCTCCAGAGTGTCATCCTCGCCCTCTGTCGAGAAGAGGACGTTTCCCTCGTCGTCTACGAAGTCGTAGTCGACAATCTTGCCGCCGAGCAGATTCTTAATCTGACTCAAACAATTGGCGGCCTTGGACAAAAGTGTTTTCTCTGCCATATTGAAATTGTTTAACTTGAAATTTGTGTTATAAGCGTTGATTTTCGAAACGAACCCGAGAGCGAGCAACTCCTTGGCGTTGTGCTCCTTGCCCTCTTTCATAATTGCCTCCAGCGACGCCCTGTCGCCTCCGGTTCTTTCTGCATAGATGTCAAGTATCCTGTCTTGGAGAACTTGCATATTATGGGCTTCAGCGCTAACAGCCGTTGCAGATCCAGCCGCATAGCCCTGCACTTCGTGTATGAGAGCGACAGCATTCGGGTTGCAGCTTCTGTTTTCTGCTGGGGCTGCAAGCAGCAGCGTGACAGCCATTGAGTGACATCCTCCCTCGATGTTCATATAGATGTTTTTGCCTGAGGTTCTTAGCCAGTCATAGATGGCCAGACCTTCTTCTACTTCACCTCCAGCACAATGGATGTTGAAGCGGAAATCCGTTTCGTTAGGATTGTCGGAGAAAACCTTCTGGACGAAGTCAAGAGAGAATACTCCATCCTCTCCATCCCAACTATACCACCAGGCGTTATGCTTGTTTGCTATTGGATTATAAAGTCTGATATTTATCATAAACAGCGTATATTGTACTCACTTCCGCAAAGATAAAGAAACTTGAAAAGAATCCGTATGGGAAACTTTCTTACCATTCCTTCTGCATATAACCCACAATCTTCCTGACATTCTCTTCGCAAGTGAAGCATTTTTTACCTATTTCCTCGTATGCCAACATCTTTGAGAACCCTTCCCCGAGAAGGGTGATCCACATCTCGTAGATGTAGATATATCTGCTGACATTGGACTTGAGCAGCCCTGCTTTCGTGAGTGACTCCACTTGTTCGTGAGTCAGTGTTTTTGCGAGTTCGTATGTGGTCATATCTTTGCCGATTCTTCGATTCTTGTATAATTGCTATCCGCTTCACGTATATCTGTAATCGCGGCGTATATCTTGATATTTTCAATCACGCCACTTAATTTCGACGCAATCTTGTCGGACAGAATATCGTAGTCCAATTCCCTTGCTTCCTGGCTTCCGGACAGTGACGTTATAGAGGTGCCGAACCCTGTGTTAGGGACAGACGAGTTCTTCCCAATGTAACTAATCAAATTCAGCAATTCAGGGAAAACTTTTGACGGCTTGGCGCTTACTATCCTCTCGTCTCCTTCAGTCTCGACGAGAACTCCACCTCCCTCGTGGGTAGGGCCTTGTATGCGGCCTCCTTTTCTTGCCTGAGGCAGGGGAGCGGAGACCACTGCTGCCAACTGCGCCGCTCCTGTCGCTGCGGCCAATGCTGTGAGGATTCCTGTGCTCACACCGAAATCCACTTTCGGGACGTCCGCCCATATTTTCATAATGGCAGTGGCCGTGTTGATTGCTATCTGCATTGCACTCATAGCCTTTTGCCTGATGGCTGCCTTTCTCTCAATTTCGGCCTTCTTCTTGTCGAGATCCGAATCAAGCTTTTCAACTTGCTTGTCGTAATCCTTTTGGCTTATCAAGCCTGCTTTCAGCCTCTTGTCCAGGGCGGATTTCTTCTCGTTGTTTTCAGCCTCGGCTCTTTGGACTTGAGCGTCACCAAGATTACCCATAACCTCGTTCATCGAACTGAGAATCTCTGTCATCTGCATCGCATAGTTGCTGACAGAATCAATCTTCTGCTGATTGTGTTCTACAGCCAACTCTGCAAGTTCCTTCTCAAGTTCCGCTCTTTGATGTGCAGTCAAAGTTTCTGCTTCAAGTTCCTTTTCGAGGAACTCCTTGCGTATGCGATACTGCTCATCTGCATTTTTCCAAGCCAGTGACAACTCCTTGTTGGCTGTCGATTCTCGCAGGCTGTATTCCATCTGGGCAAGTTCCGACTCTTCTTTCAAGGTCTCTTGCCCGGCCGCTTTCTTCGATTCAATCAGTTTCTTCTGCTTGTCAACTGCCAGCCGCAATTTTTCCTCTTCGTCACTTGAGAATTGACGCAGATCTTTGCGATACAGCTCTTCGACAGCCTCGGCAATTTCGGAGTTGGCCTTCTCGTTGTAGTCTTTCCTGGTTTGCCTTATCTGCCTTTCCTGTTCCTCGTAAAGGCTTCGCAGGTAGAAGACCTTTTCCTCCTCGCTCATTTGTGCGTCATTCTTTATCGCATCTTCTGCTACTTTGAATTTTGCACGAATGTCGTCAAGCTTCTGTTCGAGAATCTCTCCTCCGGCAAGGCTTATGGCGTTCTTGACTTGCTCTTTCTGGAAATCAAAAAGTTCGTTGGCCTGCTGAGCCAGGAAGCCGTCCATCTCTGCTTTGAGCACACGAAGCTCCTGCTGGTATTCAGACGCCGTAATCTTGCCATATTTGAGCTGTTCCTTTAGTTTAGCCTTCTGCTGCTTCTGTTCAAGAACCAAAGCTTCAGCGGCCGCTTTTTGTCTCCACTCAAATTCTGCAATCGAGTTCTCTTCATCTGTTTTGCTCCAGTCCTTCAGATAATCGGAACGCCTATTAAGCATCGTTTTCTGAAGCTTGCTTATAGCAGTGAACGTCTTTTCCCAGTGGGAGTATGCCTTATCCGCAACAGACCTCTGAGCCTCAATTATCTGCTCGTTCAGTTCTCTGGTCTTGTTGAAATAAGCAGTCTGCGTCTGAATCATTTTGGTGTAGGCCTCAGCCTCTTGTTTCTTCTCTTCGGCCGAACTGTCAGTGAGGGAGTTCTTTGCCTTGATAATCTCATATTCGAGCTTGGCGTCCTGATAGGCTCTGTCCGCAATTTCGCTCTCGACCTTCCCTGCCTCCTTGAGAAATTCCAGACGTTCTTTCTCTGTGTATTTGTTCTTCTCGGTCGCCTTTGCACGAAGTTGCGCCGACTTCAATTCCGCATCCGCATTCTCAGTGATGGTCTCCCTTTGTTGTCTTGCCAACTCGATTTCCGCTTCCGCAATAGCCTGCCTTTGCTTCATCGCATCGCTTACCAGACCTAACTTGTCCAGCAGACCGACAAGCCCGTCGGCAATCCAAGCAATGGCTTTGCCTAATCCCTGGCACAATGCAGTGATGCCGTCGGTAATGACACCAAAAGCACTCATTGACTTCGTCACTGCGTTCAGGTTGTCTTCGCTACTCTTCAGTTTGGAAATGATAGTCGTGATGACGTTGGCGAGAAGACCGAGTATTGCTATTACAGGTGTAGCACTCATCGCCTTCAGTCCGGTTGTGACATTCTTGAGCGGGTTGATGATCTTGGATGCCGAACCTCCCATCTGACTGAAGGCAGATATAAAGCCTTCGGCATAATTGCCGACATTCCTTGTATGGACGCCATACTGGGCCTCCATATCCTTTATTTTCTCGTTCAGTTCGTTGACTTCAGCCGCCTGCTTCTGCCACTCAGGACTGCCGGCATCTTTCATCGCCCTCAGTTTATCCTTGGCTGAAGACAACTCAGCACACAACCCTTTCAGCGTGTCCTTGTATAACTGTTCAGAGACTATCTCGTTTTGAACAGAGCGGCTTTGCTCGCTGTATTCGCGCTGAAGGGCTTTCTTGGTTTCCTTGAGCCTTATCAGTTCCGCAGTCTCCTCCTCGGTCAGAGCCTTGCCTTCTTTCTGCTTCTTCTGATACTCGGCTATTTCTTCATTGACGCTTGCGAGTGACTTTTCCAGCTGCGCCATCGTCTGGATGCTCTTGCTGGCATCAATCCCCAGCGTAAAGAGCACACTTTTATTCTCTCCCATATTGCTTTTCTTAAAAATTTGTTACCTTTGCCATCAGAGAAAGCCGTGAGGTCTGTGCACTTGGTCTCTGAGTGGCGGCTTATTTCTCTTTCTATAATGACCTTGCGTTTCTCGGTTCAAAATCCCAGTACTCCTGCTTGGAGTCTGTTCTGCTCCTCACTGGACAGATGTTTGAAACCCTCTTCCATTTACCATTGCCCTCGTTGCGGTACATCGCTATGGACAGCTCTGATATGCCATCGCTTGCCCGATTGCTGATTCGTCCGCTCTTTGTTTTTGCTCTCAACGGAATGGCCGGAAGTGTCATTGCGTCTCCCAAATCAAATACAAGGCTTGCGCTGCCATATTTCTTCAGTGTCTGAGAGTTTTGCGCAATCTTTCCCGTTCTCAGCAGTTCGTCACCGATGATGCGCCAGCAAGGAGTACCTCCTCCCTTTTCCCGACGTACGCTCCTCCATCCGCCGAACTCTGGCGCTTCAAGGTTTCTTTTGGCCGTCCGGCAAGTCTTCGAGTTGGTCTCTTTGCCTGTCTTGTCTTTGTACTTGAAAAACTTTCCTCTTCTCGCGTATCCATATCTTACAAGGCACACCTTATACCTTTCATCGGAGATGTACGACTGGATTTCCGCCTGGGTCTTGTTGGTCAGAGTGGCGCAATAACCGCCTGTTCCGTTAGAGACCACAGCGAGTTCAGGAGCAGCTCCGCTATCTGGAATTATCGCACTTTCGTTCAACTGGAGCATCTCAATGTCAGCAGCTCCGCTGTCTTTGGTTGTCATCTTGAGTATGACATAATAGTGGCCGAGAGAAAACGCATAAACAGGAACCGTCAAGTCTAATTTTGACAACTCGATAGAATCAGTCAGAATCGAGGATTTGATGATCTTTGCATTACTTAAACACCTTGAGAATCCGGAGTAGTTTGCGTTAATCAAAGAAGTCCATTCCAGGCCTTTGAACGTAAGCATCTCCTGTCCGTTTGGCGCGATTCCTTCAAGCCTCAACACTCTTGGCTTAACATCGTTGTATGTTACTTCTCCGCTGTCATCCTTGGTGTAAAGCGGAATCTGGACCACTTGTGAACTCATATCGCTTGCGGCGAAGTTCAGCTTGAGTACTTCTTTCTCGGCATCCAGATTCTCGTCCGATATAATCATTACTCCATCTCCATTTGTCTTGACCGTTTCATCCTCTGCATATCTAAAGTAGTTTCGTTTGGCGTACTGGCCGTAAGCAAAGCTTCTTTCCGTCGGAGAGCCGTCCTTGAATATCAGCCTCGATGTGACGTCTATGGCTTTGACCCTGTTGCTATATACGTCATCTACGCTGATAAACCGGATTGTGTTTTCGTCAGGGCAAACAGCGAAGAGTCCCTCCATCTTCATCAGGTTCTTCAGAAGCTGGCTTACCGTCCAGTCCGGCAGGTTCTGGAATATCGGATAGACTCCTCCGTATATAAGTTCCTGCTCCTCGTCGTAGTCCGGGATGATGTTCACCGAGCCACTGATTACAGACGGAGTGGTCGAAGATTGAGATGTCCCGACAACACAAATCTCAATACGCAAGTGCGTATAGTCTTCCACGTTCAGCGTAATCTCTTTCTTTTCATCCAGTCCGCTTGACGTGGAATAGACGAACCTTGCGCCAGTGGTGGTTTTATACAACTTGAGGTGCGAGAGCTGGCTTGCGAACTTGCCGTCTTCTGTGACGGCATAGATGGAAATCTGCTGCTCGCTGTTTCCTGAATACGCAGGCATCGAGTAGCGGAAGCCAGCGCCGAACTCTATCTTCAGAGTCTTTATGCCGCTTATATCAAAGATGCCGTTCTCCTTGTAGAGTTTTCTCACATCCTTGTCCCCGCTTCCTACTGCAAGGCTGTAGTGGTACTGATATGTCTGTATTCTTGAGGAAAGATTGCCGCCGAGAATGACACCCTGCTGTCTTTTAGCAAAATCGTCGGCCGTCTTTCCAGTTACCGGAATACGATAGTCTGTCAACCTTTCTTTGCCCTCGAAAACAACCCCGCAGAGGCGCGTAATTTCGCTCAGAATAGTTGACACCTTCATTGCAGGATGTTTGTATGCACCGGTCTCGACATTCGCAGGATAATAGGCATTTGACGTTACGGCCGAGTCGTTCCAAGGCAAATGGATGTCTTCCTCGTTCAACTGCTTGCGAATCTCCCTCAGTTTGTAGTCGAGGAGTTTCTTGAACACCGACACGTTCCCCCAAGTGAACGAGAACTTTATCGAGGTCCCAGATACGGAAAGCAGCGTTCCAAATCCGCTGAAGATCTGCACTCCGTCACGCAAGTAAACGGCCCTGTGCTTCCTGTAGGCGAACTCTGAATTGCTTCCGGCCATCTGAGGATTTCCTATCGCCGAAAGATTCCTCTTTGTAGCAGGGAACTCTACCGCGTTAGTCCTGTTGCTGACTATCGAGTCAATGTCAGTGAAGAGCTGGCTTTGAAAGACCAGAGACATCGCTTTCCCGTCAGTCCTGTCCATAAGGACATCATTGATGTAAATCTGCTCTGTCATAGGCTTAATACTGAACGTTAATTGTAGGCATCGTGAATGTAATCTCTGCAGAAGACATTTCCCCTCTGGTGTCGGTATCTCCGTCAAATTTCTCTACTGTGAGCCTTACCCATTTCCCTGTCTCCTCGTTGTACCATTCGATGATTGGGCTGAACGGAATGAGGCTTACCGCCTCGTAGTCTTTGCGTCCCAGCAGGGAAGTGCCTGCCACTACACTGGATTCCGTGTTCATTGAATAGACTTGCCTGTTGGTTTTAGCAGTCTCCGTGTTGTCGATGAACGGATTGAACGAACTGACAGACTTTATGGATCTTGTCTTCTTTTGCGTCTTGCCGAACATAAAGTAGTCGACTCCGCCCAGATGATTCAGCCATCTCACATAGAACGGGTTGTCCGGTATGCAACTGCGATAGATTCTTCTGTCCACGTAGAAGCCAAGCAATACTTGGCTGTCTTTCTTGATGAGGACATCTTCCCGGTTCTCGTTCGCCAGCACTTTCTGCATTCCCGACGTTAGCAGCACACGCGCAATGCCGCCCGAGTGTGCTGTTCCGTGCACCGTTTGCCAATCGTCTTCAGCTGCCATTATCGTGTAGTCGAACGGATAGCCCTCATAGTACGTCAGGTGTTCCAAGGTAGAGAGCAGGGCTCCGGTTTCTCCAAGCCTTGCAGAACTCTTTCCTATTTGCGACACCCCGTTAACAGCGACAAACGTCTCACTGGCGACTTTCGCGCTTACCGTGTGGCTGATAGACAAGGCGGGGTCTTCCACTATCAGCCTTGAGCCAAACTCCGCCAGATTCTTTGCGAATCTCGGCTTGACTACTTCTCCGGCATTAAAGACTGTCTTTCCCTCGAAGGATTCTGCCGACAGCGTCACTTTTGTCTCGTCGTCAAAATAAAACGTGAGCGCACAACTGTCAATGGCCGTGTTCCTGTAGATTATGTTGTCCTTGTCTTTGCAGATGTACAGCTCTCCCACATACGCCTCGTCTGGCTTGAGGTAGATACATTTACCGTCTTCGGGTACAGAGCCTACCCAGTTCGTATCCATATCCAGGGCCGTCACAGCAAGGATCTTGGAGCAATAGTTGGACATAGCCCATTCCGTCGCCCCTTTCATAACCTTGACTATCACCTGTCCTTCATTGGTGGTGGCCGTAACGTAAAGATTGGACGCCGTCTTTGTGCTGAATACCAGTTTGACTGCCACGTTGTCAATCGAGACATAGCACGGCTGCTTCTCGAACGGAGACACATAGCCGTCTGTGACGTGCAGGTATTTCTCTCTCGTAAACATCGCCGGGTTATGCGCGTTGTACACAAGCGGAGGAAGCGACCAAAGGGCCACGCCTCCATTTTTGTTTTCGTTCACCTTGTTGGTCCCATTCCAGACCGACAGGTATTTTTCCTTAAGAATATCTCTCATATCTTGACTTGTTATAGTTTATTCCCGAATCCCTGGAACCCCTTCGTAAACGTATCCTCGATAGTCGTAGTAAAGAATACCACAAGCTCTTTCTCCACAAATTCAGTAAGGTCGGCAACTGCTGGAGTGAAGATGTCCTTGCGTCCTCCCTTGCGATACAAGGCTGTGCCGAACTTGTTGATCTTCCATCTGAGGTAATTGGCCATCCTCAGGTATTCCTTTTCGTCTCTACACTGGAAGTTCCTCGCTTTCATCCATTCTATGAGGCGCTGGTTGAATCCCGCAGGGTCCGTCTTCCCGCCCCTGTAAACTCCTCGTCCAGTCTCAAGATTACCGAAGTATGGCCGGCCGAGTATTGTGGCCACGTATCCGGCTCCCTGCTCCTTTGCCATGTATTCCAAGGAGCGCAACGTCCTTCCTGTGGCAACCTGCCCTGCATTGCGGCTGTTTGTCTTTATGGTTGCCACGCACTCGCTAAATGCCCTGTCGAGCATTTTCTTCAGGGTGTCAGTGCTTAGTCCTTTTCCGTTCATATTCCTTGCTCAGTTTGGTTTCGTATTTTCTTTCCTCAAGGTCCGTATAGAGGATTGCGAACACTTTTGAGTATGGCCAGTCGAGGACTTTGTCAGGGTCTGTTCCATAGGCTTTAGCAAGTTGCTTTACTGTAGTCATACTGCCTACTTTTTTCCCTAAGTCACGTATGCCTGCCCTTAGTTCCTCATCGGATGGCGTATAGTCAAGCAGTTGCGTCTCCTTGTCAATCCATTGCGAAAGTCCCTTTACGATGCCGTCAAACACTTTCAGGCGTTTCCGCATAGGAAGAACTCTCCTGTCGAATCCATACACGAGTCTGAAGGCGTCGCAAAGCCTCCAGTACTCCGACTTTTCCGTGTTGCCGAAGATGTCTCCAAGTTCCACCCTCATTCCGTAGGTGAAGGAGTCTCCCTCCCAATCGAAATGGCCTATTCTGTATTTTCCCACTCTCATATACACAGGTTGTATGTAACGTCAAACCTTAGCAGGAGGCTCACGCAGTTGTCGTCAAATCTCGGAGGCTCCGCCATTATTGTATAGTCTGAATGCGAGACGAACTCCTGGGAGTTCTCAAGAGTCCTAAGGAATGGTATCACTGCCTCTTCCTCAATCCTCTCCCTGATACGCTCTCTGTCTACAGCATTGCACTGGAACTCGGCATTGTCCATAAAGGACAGCTCCACCGTGACTGTCTTTTGCGCCATTCCGTAGTTTCCGAACGAGATACGCCCGTCTGTGTACTCCTCGAAGAATACGCACGGGAACGGGCAGTCGTCTGCGTTAACGTTCATCATCCTGTCCGTTTCGAACTCGAACCCGTAGCCCGGACAGGACTGCTTGACAAGGTTCTCGATAGTCTTCAAAAGTTTCATAATATCTATGTTCTTGAAATTGTAGTCCTTTGTCTCTGTGCCCGTTTTTCTATCATTCCAGAGAGAACGTCAGGCGCATCGTCGTGCGCGTTCCTGCCTTTCTTTCTGTATGATGTCACTGCATTGAAGAATAGCGGCCACCTTGACTTCCAGTCTGCCGGAAAGTAAATCAGATTCTGCACCTCGGCCGAATATGCGAAGATCCTTTCCGTCTTGTTGCCTCCCTGGTGAAACGACACAACCCTCGTAGTGGCATTGCCCAACTCTCTCATATTCCTCTCTACGTTACGGGCAAATCCGCGTCCTCCGTTGTTTCCCTCAATGTTTGATATGGCCACTTTGTCTGCGCTCATCATCCTTGCCTGTTCCGGCTCCGTGTACTCCATTCCCTTGTCCGTGAACAGCACGTCAATCACGTACATCTCTCCCGTGGTAAAGAACTCCACATAGTCTACCGAGCAGTGGAAGTCAGATCCAGTGTCCGCAGTATCCGTGTAGTTCTTGACTATGCACTTGCCCACAGGCAGGGCGTCATAGGTCCTCAGCCGCTCATACATAAGTCCCTCAAGCGGTGTCGGATTCTGCATATACTGGGTCTGGAACACGAAAGGGCTTGCCATCTCAATCTTGTGCAGTTCGGCAAGCGTGTGCTTGAACTCCCACAGCGGCTCCTCCTCTCCATTCCCGTTAAATCCTATCGCAGGCAGACTGAGGACAGTCCAATCGTCAGGCTCAATCTCCATCAGGTATCCGCACAGGTCACGCTCGTGGACTCTCTGGCCAATGATGATTATCTGTGTCTTTCGGCTGTTCACACGGCTTCGTATGGTAGTCTCAAACCTCCTATTGACTTGTTCCCTGACAAGATCCGAAAGTGCGTCTTCCGGCTTGATGGGGTCGTCGATGATGATGGCTCCGGCAAACTTGTCCGGATTGTAGGTCGCAGTGAACTCATCGAGTTCCTTGTCCACATCTGCGCTTTCAACCTCTCCGGCTCCGAATCCGGTTATCTGCCCCAGTGTCGAGACGGCATAGAGTCCGCCTCCTTCAGTCGTGCTCCATTTGCATTTCGTGTCTGCGCCTTGCCTAATCTTGACATACGGGAAGATGGTCTGGTAAAAGTCGTCCTTAATGATGTCTTTAATGGCCTCAGAATTGTCTTGAGCCAGCGATGCAGAGTAGGACAGGTGGATGAACTTGCAGGCCGGATTAAGGGCGAAACACGCGGAAATGAACTGTATCACCGCGAGCTCGGTTTTTCCGTATCGCGGGGCGATGTTAATGATGAGCTTGCGTATCTCTCCTCTTATCACCCTCTCCAGCGTCTCGATGATCCTTTTGTGATGTCCTCCGAAGATGTAGTCCGTCTTGTGCTTCTGCTTGAAGATAGTGCCTACATACGATTCAAGCGAGCCAAGCATCAACTGCCTTCTCGCCTTTATCAATAGCCTCTTATATGTAGCATCACTTACCACCTTTCGCAAGTATCTCGAGTTCCTCCTTTGTCAATGGTTTGAGGTCTATGTCGGTGGAAACGTTGGCGTCAATCTCACGTCCCTCGACGTATCCGCGCTTCTTGCCCTTTGTCTTCAGAAAGAAGATGATGGCCGTGAGGTCTCCCTCGTTCAGTTTCGACAGCAGCATCGTCTCTGCGTTGTCAATTAGTGCTTCGCAGGCCTCGTCCAGCATCTCCGCCAGGTTCGCGTCCTTTTTCTTCCACGCGTAGAATGTCTTCCTGTCGATGTCCAGCGCGGAGCAAGTTGCCGAGATGTTGCAGGCTTTTTTCTTGAACACCTCGACAATTTTTTCGTTCTTGATTCTTTTTCTTGCTCCCATCTTTTTACCGTTGTGGAATTTGTGGCGTTGCCGTGCTCAGTATCTCCTCCAGGAAATCTCGATAGTCATATCCTTTGAGCTTCAATGCCTGATACATATACCCCGTATTGCTAAGTCCAGGATAGAGGTTCACTTCGAGCACGTATGGGCGCCCGTCCCTGATTCTCATGTCTATCCTTGCGTAGTGTTCCGCGCCTATGGCGTCAAATGTCTCTGCAGCCGCCTGGCATATCCTCATTCTCAATATCGTATCGTTCACCGGACTGTATGTCTCTCGATTGCCGTTCTTTGCATCATAGGACAGGTATGGGCTTGCCGCGTTCGGCTGTATGACGACAGGCAGCATAAACAGCCCGTCTCTATTCTTCACAACCGCACAGGTCACGTCTTCTCCGTCGATGTATTCTTCAACTATGGACGGCAGTCCGTAGTCCCGCCTTATCGCCTCGACTTTCCGTTTGGCTTCCTCCACGTTCCTGCAGAGCGAACGTTCGTCAATCCCGATGCTGTCCTCAAGCATAAGCGGCTTGACGAAATAGCTGACGTGAAGCGTGTTTTCTGTCGCAAGGTTCATCTCCCTCGGCGTGAGCACCATCCGTGGAGCCAGAACCCTTTTGAGAAGGAGCTTGTCCTCGTCAAACTTCACCGCCTGGATATTCTCGGCCGTGCTTCTTATTCCGGACTCCCGTACCGCAGTCAGAATCCTGTAATTCTTCGTCTCTGCAAGGATTGTGTCCTCCTTGCCGAAAGACTTCAGCACATCCTCAATCTCTTCTTCCTTGAGCACGTGCAGGGAGACTTCCTCCTTTCCGAGTTCTCCTGAAATCTGCTCGAACTTTCTGGCCGGGCAAAGACTGGCCCGTTCCTCCTCAGTCGTTATTATCCGTATCATTTTCCATCTGTTTTTTCGCCAGCTCGAGAATCTTAGCGAATGCTACCGACCCGCTGACGATGTTGTATTTCTGTTTGATTTCCCTGTTCAGCTCCATAAGCATCTCTTCCGTGTTGTCCTGGTTGGCGAGTATAATGACCTCACTTTTCGAGACGTTTTCTTTAATGCATCCTATCAAGTCATCCAGGGTGTCGAGGTCGTTCTTGTACAGGGTGAGGTTGACCGAGTAGTGTTCCGACACCGGGACTACCGAAGTCGAGAACGCGTCGAATGAGCCAATCTCGTCAATGTTGATGTGGGCTATCTCCTTGAACTCGATGCTCTGTATCTCGTCGAACAGCCTCTTCAGTATGGACTTGTCGTCAGATCCGTGCAGCGAGTTGTGCGATGTCTGGAGCGCGATAATTTCGTCTCTCGACAGGTTTTGCTCGTCCGTGTATATGCAGGGGGCCTTGTCGTAGCCTCCCTTGAGCAGGGCCTTGTATCTGTGCTCTCCAGATATGAGGACGAATTTGCCGTCTTCACTTCGCCTGTAGCAGGTGATGGCGGAACTCAGCCCTCCAGTCTTTTCGATGTTGCGGACGAGTGCGTTGAAGTCATCGTCCGTCATCCTGTTGGCGTTGAGCCTGGCGGGAACTATGTCCGCCAGACTCACCCAGTCGAATTTCCATTTGCTTTCTTTCATTTCTTCTGTATCATTTTCTTGTATCTTTCCATCACTTCATCCTCTCCGGACACTATTCCGAGTTCTGACACGTATGTCAGACATTTCCTCCCTTTGTCTCCGTCCACCTTCTTGTACACACCTCTGTACTTCATCGAGACCGGATGCGAAGTATAGACGTACGAGAACACCGTCTTCACGCCTCTTCCCAGACTCCTCTGGAGAATCTTCCGGACTTTCTCCGTCTGGGTGCACAGGAGCACCAGTTTCGACAGCCTCGGTATCGCGTTGTTCGTGCAGAAGTCCGACAGCAGCCAGATGTCATATTCCTTCGTCTTAGAGAAGTCGAATCCGAACGCCCCGAGACAATACTTGTCGTACATCACCGCGAACGCGCAGAACGCCCTCTTGAACTTCGTCACTCTTTTTACGAACGTCTTCTGCAGCTGCGTCAGACCCAACGGACGAATCGCCTCGATGTGAAGCTTCGAGCTGTCAGTGATGGCCAGGTCGTCCGGCGGGAACTCGAAACTGAAGAACTCCTCCGGCTTTTCCGTTATGGAGACCCGTCCCTTTTCTTCTTGCTTTTCCGTAACATAGAATATCTGCCTACCAATCTTTCCGACCTTCGGAAGACCGAGGAACTCGTTGCAGCTCACAAGCATCAGGCTCTGGCCGGACTTCACCTTTTCGACTGCCCCGTAGTAGTCCATTGCCTTTCTCTCGTATTCGTCGGTATAATCGGAGTATCTTTTTAGTGCGGCCATCGTGCTCCGCGTCCTCGGGTTGTTCTCGTACTGGTAGAACACGCTTGCGGCTCCGCTGTCAATCGCATCCGCAAGCGTGCCGTTGGTGTACTCGCAGTCGTTCAGCATCTTCACTATCTTCTCGGCCACAGGTGCGGCCTTGTCGATGCTTCCACCGACTGCCGCTTTAATTGAGTCGAGCATCTTGGCCGCAAACTCGTTGTTGGCCGTGTATCGGTGCATACGATGAAACAGCAGGAGGCAGCACACCTGCAGTTCCGGAGAATCTCCGTTCTCGTCCTGGAGGAAACTGAATGCTTCCTTGTACTCTATCCTCAACTTCCCAGTGGCACACCGATAGATGACGTCGTTGAACTCGTCCGTGTTGAATATGTGAAGACGCACTTTCCCGTACAGGCTTGCCTCCACCGTGTAGATGTTCGGGTTCACCGTCGCCAGCTCATCACCGCATCTTTCGGCAAGCAGGCGCAGATGCCCTCTCGCTATGTTGATTGGCTTGGAGACGTAGCGCATCTCCTCGTTATTCTGGTCTCCCGAGAACAGCAGCGGCTTCTGCTTGCGTGCGAGCGTCCCGTGGAAGCGGAGCGCGTTCCGGAAGTCCTCCATCGACCTGATGGCAGCAAAGTCCTCCTCCGTATGCCCGACCGCATATCTGACGAACTTGAACGCGAACAGCACCGACGCCTCTATCTCGTCGAAGTCGTACGTGGAGTTGAAAATCCTGAACTCTATCGTGCCGTGCTTGAAATAGGCTGAAATGTTTATCAGATGCCTGATGAACCCCTTGACCGACGAGTTTGCAAACACGTTCTTCAGGTCGTCAAGGCTCCTTGCGCTTCTCGCGTTCTCCGCATATTCCGCAGTCGGTACCGGTGCCTGGTTCGGATATTCCGACCACTCTCCGACATCCGCAATCTCCCTGATAAAGTTGGACGTGTAGTAGGACAGCAGGAACACTTTCTTCAGTTCCTCCAGTTCCAGGTCTCCGGCGTAGATGTGGACCGCAAAGCCGTGGCACCAGGTGCATCTTCCTCCGGCCTCGAACATCTGGACCAGCACGTCACGCACTTCTTTCCTGAAGCTCTGGCGCAGGAGCAGCGGGGGAGTGTTCAGTTCCCCGCCTCTCGGGAACGAGCTCTTCACTATCCTGCCGTCGGAGTTCACTATCGTCTCCTCCTTGCTCCACGAATAGCCGGACGGGAGAGCCACTCTCGACTTCTCCACGTCCGCCACCTCGAACTCGAATCCGAATGTCCTGTCGTAAATATTCAATCCCATAGACTTGGCTCAATGATTTCTGTTTCTTTCGGCTTGTCTTCCTCCACTCCGAACTCTGTTATCTCCAGCCCCGTCTCCCTTGTCATCCACTCCGCGAACAGATGTCTGTGGCAGAAGTCGCCCGGCTTCTCGTAGCACAGCAGGGCGCAGTCCCTGTCTCCCGTGAAAATCGTCAGTTCCTTCACCACCCTCGCCGGATCCAGCCTTGCGAGTACCCGCCTGTTGTACTGCTCGATGTACTGTTCTCTCGTGATGTCGCCTTTCAGCATATCCGGAAGAGGCGCCACCGTCCCGTACTTGATTCCCTCGAACCATTTAGGACTCCATCTTGCTATGCTCACAGGGATTATCCCTGCCTGTGACAACTTCCTCAAGTTGCCGAAGTACGATGTGTAAATCTTCATATTCTGTTGTGATTTACGCTCCAAAGATACTAAAAATATGTACATTATACTCATCTTTGAAGCACAATGTTTTACTTTGCTCGATTACCGTATGTCAGTCAATGTCTTTTACTTGGTCGATTTCATCGGCCAGGGCCAGGAGCCTTTTCGCTATATCCCGGAACGACTCCGCAATCTTGGCCGCCTCATCTGAAGTGAACTCCTTCTTCGCCCCTCCGACAGGGCATCCGTGCAGTTTCTGTGAGAACCAGGAATGCGTCTTCTCCATATACTGCCTTGCGAACTCCGACTTGTTGATGACGCCGTCCAACTCCACAAACGCGTTGAATATCGCGCCGCCCCTGTATGTAATGACCTTGTTGCGCTCCTCCTCGTTCCTTTCAGGATTCGCCACTTTAATTTTGCCTTGGTACATCTTTTTGTTAATTTTGCCCCCGAAACTCAATTCGGGGGTTTTGTTAAACTTAATTGAGGTCTCTTAGATTACGGAGCAGACCTCTTATTTGCTCCACGATGGATTGGTTGCGCTTGTTTTCGATGAGGTTAAGCAATCTGAAAATCAGCGCGACCAATCTTTCTTTTTCCGTCATCTCATTTGAACACCTCCTTTTTTCATTTTGGATATGCAAATATAGTAATAATTTTGTTATTTACAAAATATAATCGCCTATCCGTCAATAATTTACGCATTTTTATTCTTTCGAGCCAAGACAGGCGTCCCTCATCAAAGTCAGCGTCGCGGCCGTGTATAGGTCCTTCGGGGTTGTCCTTACGACTTTCCACCCCATCACCGTGGCAGTGTTGTATTTTTCCATATCGTTCAGGAACCCTTTCGACGACGTGTGCCGTCCTCCGGTCCACACGCCTCCCTCCACTTCGAGCGCCACCTTGCGTTCCGGGACGGCGTAGTCGAACCTCCACTTCCTTTCAGGATGAAAGCGGAACTCCCTCACGCACTCCAGTCCGAGTTGGCTCTGGACCAGTAGCGTGAAGGCGTCCTGCTTTGGTTGCACCCTTGTTCTCTTCTTTGTCATAACGCTTCAGTTATAAAGGAAGATCGTCGTCTGGATTGTCCAGATTCGGCGCTGGTGCTGCCGGAGCGTTATGTAGAGGTGCAGATGTAGGGTGCTGCGAATACTGGGCTTGTGGGGCCTGTTTGTAGCCGTTGTTGGTCTGTGTCTGCTCCCTTTCAGCAAACGAACACATCTGCACCTCCCTTGCCATTATGGACTGGGAGATGTTCACGTTGCCGTCCCTGTTGGTGTAGAGCTTCGCCGAGAAGTCCCCTCTGACGAACACCGTCGCTCCCTTGCGCAGGTACTGGAGCAGGTTGCCCCCGTTGCCGGCCCACAGGATGCTTATCCACACCGTCCTCCTCTCTCCGTTCTGTCTTTCCCCGTGCGCCACGTCGAAGCACACGTAATCCTTTCCGTTAATCTGGCGCGTCGTTGCGTCGTGACCCAGATTGCCAATTATTTCCGCTTTAAGCATAATTTGAATTATTAAAAATTACTAATCTATTTTCTTCATCTTGAACCTTGCGATGTCCTCGTCTTTGAAGATTCCGTTTCCCGGCAGCTTCCTCAACGTGGCGAACACCTTTGCGAACGCCTCATCGTTCCTTGCCGTCCTGTCCACGTAGAGCATCAGCAGCCTCACGACCTCAAGCTGGTCCTGCGAGAACCCGTCGTAGGCTTCCGCATTACCAGGTGCGTCCGGATGGTCCTCGTCCCTTCCCATTCCCCAGGTGCAGTTTATCACGTGGTTGTCTATCCTGTTGAAGAAATGGAAGTCCGCCTGCTTGATGCACCTGCAGAAGTCGTTCAGTCCCGACAACATCTCGTTGTCCTTGATGATGAAGCCGTTCCTCCTGTAGATGCCCCTAAGCCTCTTCATCACGTCCTCGACCACGCTCTGCATCGCTCCGGCCATAAGGTACATCAGTTTGAGTTCCTCCGCTATCGTGGTGGCCTCGATGTCGCTTCTTATAGCCTTCTTTGAGTTCTTGTCTGCCATATTACTGTGCCCTCCTGTACACGTCCCTGAGCCTGCCGAGGTTGCTCGACATAAGGCTCATTATCCTCTTGTGGTATGGGCTGTCCATATTGTTCTTGCCCCTGCACTGGGACACGGAGAAGTCCTTCAGGCTGACCTCTATGGTCTCGGTGCGCTCGCCGTTGACTTTCGCTCCGAGTATCAGGCAGTCGTTGCGCTTGTAGTAGCCCATTGCGAACACGCAGTGGTGCAGGGCGCTGCCCTCGCAGTAGAAGTCATTGACCGTCTTCAGCGGGCTAATCTCAATGTCCCCGTCAGTGAGGACGAATCCGGCCACTGCGCCGATTCTCTTCCTCAGTTCCTCGTCGAACCTCCTGTCCTCCTCCAGTTGCGCCAGCCTCCGTTTCCTTTCTGAAGCCGCACGCATCCTCTCGACCTGAGCGCGGTGCGCCCGGTTCAGATCCTCAGGCAGAAGCCATTTCGGGCTTCTCATATCCCTGTGTTCCTGCTCCAGCCCTGAGAGGTAGTCGAGCCACAGGCCGATGTCGTCTTTTGTCCTGTACTTCATCCCGTGCCTCAGCGCTATCTTGACGCTCGGCCAGTACTTTTCTACCCGGTTGCCTTTCCCCTCCGACACCAGCGCATTGAACAGCGCGTACTGTCCGGCCTTCAGCAGGGTCTCCGCCACGCTCGACCTCAGCAGTGTGCTGCACACGTCCTCTATGCTCAGGCTTGAGACCTCCTTCATTCCCGGTCTCCAGCCCCGCCGCCTCAGTTCAGGCAGGTATCTTCCGCCCGGTGCGGTCTTCATTCCGGACAGGTCGAAGGTGTCCTCGTAGACATAGTATCCGCTGACTATTCCGTTGTGCCTGCCTATCGTCCATCCGTCCTCCGGCTTCCACCTGAAGTAGTTGTAGCACCTTGAGTAGGCGGTCGTGGTGATGACTTCCTTTCCCTTGGAGTTGATCCAGATTGCGTATCGTCTCGCAAGCGCGTATTCCGGACGTTCCCCGATTCGTACCGTCCTCTCCAGTTCCACGCCCTCGAACACCTGCCAGCCCTTGTGGACTCTCGCCACGATGAACTCGATGCTGCATACCCTCACTTTCGGATGGACCGGGCCTACATTCACAAGCGCCAGGACGCTTCCGCACTCCCTGCAGGTATAGGCCATCTCGTTTATCTCCTCGTCCGCCGGAAGATACTCGACCCTGCCGCAGTTCTGGCACCACACCACTCTCCGCTTCTTGCTGTAGGCTCCGGCGAGCCACGTGTAGCCGTCGTGTCTCATCAGGGTTCTCTTCGCCCAGTCGAACGTCCTTTGGGAAAGCTCCGGCAGCCGCTCCTGTTCCCTCAAGGCCCATATCTCGTTCTTTGTCTTCGGCTTCATGCTACAGGTCCTCCTCGTCAAACAGGAACAACAGGCCTTCCTCCTCCTGCACTTTCTTCTTCCTCTCCTGCTCCTTGCGTTTCTTGTCTTCGGCCTCCCTCTTCCTGAGTTCCTCCCTGCGTCTGTTGTCTTCCTCTATCATCGCCTCCGTCTCCTTCTTCTTCCTGGCCTCCTTGCTCTTGTCCAGTTGCAGCTTCTCCTCCTCGGTCAGTTCCCTGTTGATGACGACTTCGGCGCTCACGTTCTTCTCGACCTTGACGCCCTCCTCGTCGTAGTAGTGCACGGCCAGCCCGAACACCTCCGCGTCGGTCGCCCCGTACATCCCGCCGGCTGCCTTCTTCTTCATCTCTCCCAGTATGAACCTGCAGCACTCCTCGATGCTCTTCTTTCCGTTCGAGTACTTCTCAGCGAACTTGACGTCTTCCTTTGCCCTTGCATCAAGGTACTCCTTTATCGCGTTCTCAAAATGTGTCATTGCATTTTCCTTTTTGAAATCCTTTACTCCGTAACTGTCGTAGTTGAGACATTTGGACCTGTCTATCGTCCCGTCCTCCAGAAGTTCCGACACCGCCTTTTCCGCATCCTCGTTTTTAAGGCCCATAGAGAGCCTTTTCAGGTACGGCATAGGTACTTTATAGGGAAATACCCTCAAAGTCGCCCTGACGGCCTGAAAACGGGCAATGGCGGCAAGTATCGTGTCGGTTGTGTTTTTCATCTTCTGTAGCTCTTCTCCTGATAGCCTATTGTCTCGAACACCTCGTTGAACCTGTCGGCCACCCGGTCCCCGTAGATTTCACGGATGGCCGCTTTCGTCAGGTTCGTCGTCACCACGGTCGGCGACATCGCATCATAGCGCTTGTAAATCAAGTCCGTGATGGGCGTCACCTCCGTCCCGTAGTTCTTCACCACCGCAGGCTCGCAGCCGAGGTCGTCTATGATGAGGAAGCTCCTCGCCACAATCGCCTCGTACTCCGCGCGTCTGCTGCCTGCCAGGTTCGCTATGTCCTGTGCAGTGTAGATTGCCGGGACGCGGATTGCCGAAGCCTTGATGTACAGGGCGTCGGACGTCTTCGTGTCCCTCTCGTTCCTGGAAACCTCCTCATACGCGGAACGGAGCGAACTTGACAGCAGGGCCACCGCCCTTGCCATCGTGGTCTTCCCGTTGCCCACTCCTCCGTAGAGCATAAGCATAGGCTTGGTGCTGTCGCTTGTCAGCCACCTCGCCACCCTCGCTATGTTCCTGCGCGTCGCGTCGTCGTTCTGCAGCTCTCCTCCCCTCGACGCGACCAGAGCCGCGTAGGAGTCGGCCAGCAGGGGAGCGACGCTCTCCTCCGTGAACGGCAGCCTATAGCGAACTTTCGTATCCGTCTTCCGGATTGCCGCCTTTGCCGCGTTGATTATGCTTTCCAGTGTTTCCATACCTTTGGTTGTTCTGCTGTCTGTTGTCGTAATTGCCTTCGAGTACCTTGATGAAGTTGTTCGGCTTTATCATCCAGTCGAAGTCCGCAACCCACCCCCTGTCGTTCTTGCCGTTAAGGAAGTCGCTCTCCGCGGCTTTCTTGACCGCCTCCGCGAAAGCGGGCTTTCCGTGCTCGCGGATCCTCGCCATCGTGCTCGACCTGCGCTGGCCGTCTATGCTCCGTATGGTAGGGATGATGCTCCCGTTCCTCCGGAGTTCGTCGTTGAAGAAGTCAGCGAGCTTCCTGAAGTCAGGCGTGTCCGCCTTTTCCTCCTTTCCGGGCGCAGTCGGGTCGGCTTCTGCCGACTTTCTTTCAGAACTCTGTAAAGAGTTCTTTTCTTTACTACTTAGAGATATATCTTCAGATATATCATCATTAGGTATCGGTTGGTACTTTTGGTACTCGGTGGTATAGGGTGGTATAGGGTGGTATTCGGTCGTATCAGAACCTTTCTGCTCCTTATTCCACCTCTTTCTGATATTCTCTCTATTTTTCTCACATAGTCTCTGATAGTTAGCTGTGTCTCTTTCGATGTCCTGCCTGATGAATGGGAACACCATAGCCGCCATAGCGGACAGCTCCGGAACGTTCCCAGTCATTGCAAAGTCGACCGCCGCCTCGTACACCTCCAGACGGACCCCGTCCGGAAGTCCCTTGATGGCCTCCTTCCAACTCGCGTAGAATATCATTGACTGCTTCATAACGATTCGGCTCTTAAGACAACAAAAAGCAGGGAGGACGGGCCCCACCAAGCGGAACAGATACCGCTCGCAGTGCGTCTCCGCAACCGCTGCCCCTCTCCCTGCATCACATACAGCAAAGCAAAAGATTTCGGTACAAATATACGATTTTCCGTGTATTCCATACTCACTTCTGTTTAACTTTCACTTCCTTGTTCCTCAGCTTCCGGACAGCCAGCTTTGCCAACCGCTTCCGGTTATGCTGGATGTTGCTCTCGCCCTTGATGTACTCCACGCCGTCTATCACGCTCGCCATCACCTCGAAATCCCGGTTGCTGACCTCAATCATAATTTCTCCCCTCCGAAGATTTTAGCGTCAGTCACCTCGCGCCTGTGCGATTCGAGCCATTCGATGAACCGCTCGACAAATGCCTTCAGGCGCTTCTCCGTCGCCTCGTGGTCGTAGGTATAGACCTCCTTGTAAATCCTTCCCCCGATGACCGGATTCTTCTGGCTCGGCTTCGTCAGATGGACGACCGTGTACTCGAACTCCTTGACCTCGAGGTCATCCCAAGATGTCAGGCACCACGGATAGACCTCCTTCTGCCACCCCCTCTCGAACTTGCCGAAAGAGTAGGCGGACGTGGTCTTCAGGTCGTACACCTTGTTCCGGAGAATCTCATCCGCATAGCCGTACAGCTCCACGACTCCGTAGCAGGTTTCAAGATGGCCCTTGCAAAGGTACTGCGGCACAGCCCCTCTAAACATCTCCGCCACCGCGTGCGCCAGGTCCGCGCTGAACTTGAACACGAACCCGTTGAGTTCGCACACGTACGGAGGACACTCCGTCCCGTCGTAAATCCTCTTGATGGCCACACGTGCCTCGTTTCCGTTCAGCCAATCCACCAGCTCGTTGAAGCACGTGCCCTTGTCCGCAGCCTCTATCGGCTCGTGAGGCACCCTGTTGATTGCGTCGAGCAGCTCCCGCTCCCTCGCGTCCGCAATCTCCTCCGCTGTCCTCTTCTGCTCTCCCGTCTCGGAGTCCACGTTCCAGAATCCCTCTGCCTCGATGTCGGAGTCAAGGAACGACTGGAACTTGTCGAGAAGACTCGGATAGATCCTGTATTTCACTTCGCTACTCATATCTTCCGTCCACTGCGTTAAAGTTCAGTCCGAGAGCCTTGGCTCTTTGCGCCGCCATCTTCTCACCGACCATCTTCGAGTTGTACACCTGTGTCTTGGCGATGCTGTCGAGGACCTTGTTGAGTTCCTCTGCCGTCCCTGCAGCGGCTACTGCCGTGCGGATGTTCTCGACAAGTGCGTCGTACTTCCTCGTCTCCTCCTGGGTTACCGCCTGCGTCTTCTTGTAGGTCGCAAGCACCCTCCTCACGAAGTTGTTGTCACCTACTGCCATTCCCGTCTCGTCCACCACCAGAGGGATCTTCGTCACCGCAGGCAGGTTGCAGGTGTTCTTCGCGTAGTACGCCTCGGTAGGGTTGAACGCTATCGTCCTGTCCTTGCCGAGCATCTGCATATAGCCCACGAGGTCGAGTTCCTTGACGAGGTCGTTGGCCGAGCTTCCTCCGATGTCCGGCCTCTTCACCGTGTCGTCTCCGCGCTTCTCCTCCTTCTCGTGCGCCACGAAGATGATGTTCTTTCCCAGTACCGCCGTCTTCTTGATGAAGTCGATGAACATACTCTTCCGCAGTCCGTAGCCCTGGAGCGACAGCGTGCCGTCCGACTTCTTCATCCTGCTGTTGTTGCGGACGATGTATTCGCTCATAAAGTCCAGCATCTTGCCGACCGTGTCGATGACGATGGTCTTCACGTCCGGATAGGACGCCACAATCTCGTCGAGCGCCTCGGAGGTGTCCTCCCAAGAGCGTATCTGCACCGTCAGCGTCTGGTGCGCTCCGTTGATTCTCTGAACTCCGCCGTCATAGTCGAAGAGCACCGCATCAGGTGCGCTCACCGCCAGTGTCGTCTTGCCTACGCCCGGCTGTCCATAGACGAGCATCGTGATTGTCTGTTTCGCTTCCAGTTCGGAAGGCTTTCTGATTAAATTTCCCATTGCTTTGAGTTGTTTTACTTTGCAGGTCTTACGGCTTCCCTGCTCTTGCCTTTGTGGGTGGCGACGTAAGTGTCGGCCATTTCGTTGATTTCTTTCTTGCAGTACACACGCTTCGATGTCAGCCACCTGTCTATGTCACAGGCCTTGTATCTCACCGCGTGACCAATCTTCACATACGGAATCTCGCGTCTCGAAGTCAGTCTCCTGATATGGTCCTCCGAAAGCCTCAGCATCTCCGCGAGCTCCTTTGCTGTCATCACCTCGCCCATATCCTATCCTCCATTTCGCGCTCCCTCCGTGACTCGTAGAGCTCGTCCGGATCCGGACCGTAGTCGTCCTCCTCGATTTCTCCCGTTCCCCCGCATACCTGGCACGGCTCGAAGAACCCCCTGTACCAGCGGTAGCGCATCATTATCGCGGTCTCCCTCGTCTCCGGCAGTACGCTCCAAGTAGCAGCCGTCACTTCCTGCTCGCTCTCGTCTTCGACGGACACGGCCCAGTGGGTCCCGCACGCCCCCTTGCATTCCGGACACTCTTTCATCCTCGGCTCCTTGCCGCAGACAGGGCATCTGTCCGAATTGATTCCCATACATAACCCGCAAGCCATATCAGTCCTCCTCCGCCAAAATCCTCTCGACGTTCCTCCTGATTGACCAGATGGTCGTCTCGGAGAACAGCCCGTACTTCGCCATCAGGTGTCTCGTCACCTCTCCCTTCGAAGCCGTCGGGTCTTTCGTCAGCTCATTGAACTCGTTGTAGATTGCAAGGTCTCTTTTCCATTTTGCCTGCGCCTTCTTCGACGCGAATTTGCTCTGTGTCATAATTTCTTGTTTTAAGCGTTTTTCCATCCTCTTTGAGGGATTGTATCAACTGTCGCTGTCAAGTGCCTCAGAGAGGCTGAAAACGGCCTTTGTGGGAACTTTTCGCGCCAGTTTTATCTCCCGTTCAATTCTTTCCAGTACAGGACCATCTGCCAGATCCTCAACACGCGGTCCTTCGCCTTCAGCAGGGACGTGTGCCTGACTTTGACTCCCATCTGCTCCGCATACCTGAGTATGCCCGCAACGTCCAGCCATACTGGCTTCAGTGCAATGCGGTCGTAGATGTGCAGCATCTCCTGGATGTGCTTCCTCTCGCTCTTCCAGTAGAGCGCGTATCTCGCGTTCCTCATTCCGCATCCCAGATAGAACTTGCAGTCAGTCTCCAGCCTGCTCAGTACCATGTAGTACTGCTTCTGGGATTCTTCCGTCTTCCTGATGTCACGCATAGCCCTACCTCCTGTTTCTTCTTGTCTTGCGGATTATCTCGTCCACCGGAATCATCGGCCTGAGCCTCCGGACGTTTCTCGCCGCGTCCTCTCCGAAAGTCAGTATGATCTGCTTCATAGCGTCGTAGTCGCCGTCATACGCTATGCAGCACTCGAAGTTGTTGTACTCGTAGTAGTAAACCTCCTGCGGGTCGCACTCCGCCCTGATGGTATTCTCGATGTCCTCGTAGTATGTCGACAGTCTCTCGAAACCCTCTTTCGTCCCGTAGCATCCTGCGGCCAGGTGGTAGACCTTGTCGCCGTCCTTGATATGTCCGAGCTTCACCATCCTGTCGTAGCCCTCCTTGAACTGCTCGTTGCTGAATGCCGCGAAGATTCCAATCTTGTCGAACGAGACCGTTTGCATCTGCTCCTTGAGCTCGCTGTATCTCTTGAGCGTCCCTTCTCCCTTGATGACCAGGAAACCGTCGTTGTCCCAATCCTGTACTGCTGTAATTGCCATAATTCTCTGTTGTTTTTGGTGGTTGAACTTCTGCTACTCTACCATACTCGTGTGGCAGAGGATTGCGTTTCCGACAATGACGTCGGACGGAATGATTCCGTAGTGCCTGACGGCTATCCTCGTGGCCCTCTCGTTTATCGGGTTGTCAGACTTGAACTTGCCCTCCTCGTCGATGACCAGGATGTCCTCCGAGTTGGCCAAAGTCACAATCTCAATCAGGTCGCACTTGAGGATGCCGTACATTTCCTCCAGTTCGAATGTCTCTCCGTTTGACGGCTCTATCTCAATCTCGCGTCCGTCCGTAAGTAACAATTTTGCTTTCATATCTCTGTGTATTCTATACTCACTATTTCCTAAATTCCCCCTCACCCCTTGTAGCCTCTTCCAGATCCCTTATGCTCTGCATCGTAAGTCCGCCTCCGATGAAGTACCAGGCTGCCGCAATCACCAGCAGGTCGAACCTGAGGCAGCAGATGCCGTACACCGCAATGCCGATTGTCGTCCAAGTGAAGAACACGGCCGCGCATCTCTGGATGATGCTCCAAATCTTTTCCCTTTTCATATCAGTAGATCTTGATTACTATGTCCTTTTTCTCGCAGTCCACCCAAAATCCGAGGCCGAACACTTCCGTGACCTCCACCACGGACTTCACCACCATCTGGTGCATCGTGTCTTGGGAGCTGATGCTTATCTTGTCAGCCGTTATCTCAACCTCTATCATCTTCTTCTCGATAGGGTAGCTGAGGCTCTTCGCAAGGACTGCATTGAACACGTCCTTTGTCTGCTGTGTCATTTCTTCGTATCTCATTTTGTTCTGTGTTTTTAGGGGCAGGGCGCAGGGACGCGCTCCTGCCGAAGATTAAAGACTAAGATTATCTGTAAAGCACGAGCGGAACAGCCAGGCTCGAGCTGCACAAGCCGTAGTTGCCGGCAAAACCGTAGTAGCCACGCGCAACCCAACCGCCGTACTCGTAGTACCGGGAACAAGACCAAACGAGGCTGGTGAAGTCTCGGAGCAGGTCAGCTCCCCCGATTGTCTCTGCCAGATCGTCAATCTCACTCTTCTGGTGCTGGAGTTCCATAGCCGCAAGCAGTGACGGAAGATTGAAGATACCGTACTTGTCTGAGCGAAACTGAGCAACCCACATAACAGCAGGGCTGTCGAGGGCAAAGAGCTGTCCTGTCTCGTAAGAGGTACTCTCCAACTTCAGAGCCTCAATTTCTGTCTCTTTAGGTGCTCCCCACTTGCCGATTTGCTCGCTTTTAAGCAGGGCTCTCTCCGCATACTTCGGATAAATCAATGCCTTCTGTCCGTTGAGAAGCTCAATCTCGATACCATCGATACATTCGAGGCGGTTCTGGCCTTCAAGGCCTTCTTTGTAAACAATCTTTGACATAACTTAATGATTTATAGTGTTAAACTTATCTTCTGTCTCCTTTCAGCAACTCGGCTATTCTTTCGAGGTCCTGGTGGTCCGGCTCGTAGCCCTCCTCGATGCAGGTGATGTAATAGTCCCTCTCTCCGTAGAGCCTTATCGCCGTCTCCTTGATTCTGTCCTCATCCGGGTCGTGGCTCTGGGTGAGCAGGAAGTACTTCAGATCCTCAACCTTGTTCCTGAGTTCCCTTATCTCCTCGTTCAGGTTGTTGGCCTTCGTCTCGGCCGCATTCCTTTCCTGGATGATTCCCCGTCCGATAATCTCGGCGAGTTCCGCCGCTCCATTCTGGGATTTGATTGCCTCGCAGAAATCCTGCTTGTCAAGTCCGGAAGTGATGTACGCTTCGTGGATTCCCCACATCTGCTCTTCGTTAACCGCCAGTCCGGTCATTTCCTGAAACTCTTGCTTTGTCAT